AGTAAGAATCGATGTCTCTTTGACAGTCGTATTCTTTTTCAATTTTTCCATTAAACTCATAATTAATCTCCGTTAAAACATTTTTCTATTTCTACACCATTATGTATGTAGATGTCACAGCCATTGGGTTCAAATCCTTCTTCATTTAGAAAGCATTCACCATCTTCTTCCCACTTCTTGACAAATTCTTCTTCTTCATCCTCTGCTAAAAAACCAGTTGTTATACTACACTCACAACTATCCCATACATGATCTAACTCCCAATGTTCAAATTTCGTAACTTCAAATGAATCATCTACATAACCTTCTTGTGGTTGAGCGACCATATCTAACAGTAGGACTTTTTCTTCGTTATCTTTTGGCATGATATAATATTCACCATATCGCCAAACATTTGTGATTTCACATTCGTTTCCATCTTTATCTTTCCAGATTTCAACATCTATTATTGACTTTTTCTGTTTTGGTGTAATCCGATATGATATCATGCAAATAATCCCTCTAATGATGCTACAGGTCTAGTGTTCCATTTCAAAGAAGAAGTAATCATATTCAATGGTTCAATAAAAGATTTAGTAAACATCATATCATAATCAACGAATGAATGCAAGTCAAATTCTTTTGGAAATCTACCATTAAAAGCCATGACATTTTCTCTAATATAATTGGGTTCTTTGAGATACACAAATTTAATCTTGTCACCATCTTTTATCAATTCATATTTGTTAGTCAATGACTTAGTTCTAACCTGATTGTTATACAGTAACGCGCCTCTAACATGCATGGGTGTACCTTTGCCGTATATATCAGATGATGATGCATACTTACCTAGATTATTACATCCTCGTGGAAATGCAATATCTTCTGGTTGTAAATCCTTAAAATCTTGCCAAGACTTTTCTACAAAGTCCTGTAACTTACTTTCGTCACCAGTGAGACATAAAGATACAGCATCTCGCAAAGATTGTCTAACTGGTGCTGGTGTAGATGAACGAACAATTTCTAAACCCATAACTTTCAGTTTAGGTTCTTCGTATCGAACACCCTCATTATCATATACATTCAATGCATATCGTTTCTTTGAAACCCATATGCCGGTATCAGCAATAGCCTCTCGCTTAAAGAATATCTTTTCTTCAAATGCATTCATATAATCAGCAAGTCCAGACATTGCTTTATTAATTGCTGGTTCTATCTTATCTTCCGTAATCTTATCAAGTGCATCAATAATCTTATCTTTTGATTGATCTTTAAGAAACTTTTCTACTAACGCATCAAGTGTTATATAACATGAATCAGTATCCGTATAAAATGAATACTCGACATCTTTAGTACCACAAAACTTATTCAGATACTTATTAACTGCATCAGCGGTTTCTCTAATAATAAATTGACCAGTAAGAGTAATACCCTCGGCAATTCGCTCATCAAAATATCTGAAGTAACGATTACCCATAGCACCAAATAAACTGTTTAACTGAATCTTTCTTGCCATTTGAAAGTTATTATACTTAGCAATCAACGGCAGATATTTGTCATCATGGGTTGACTCATAATCTTTCTGTGCTTTTTGCATCAACTTCTTGTACTTCTGTCTATCATCAAAAAACTTCTGGGTAATATCAGCAAATATTCCCTGTCGTTTTCTAGTAAAACAATATCCATTGGCAGCCATTGAAAGGTCTTTCTCTTTCAACTTCTCCGTGTTATGTCCTCTTTCAAGCAAAGAATCAACAGTACAATCTAATGGCTTTTCATCAGACAAACACTCTGGAGACAGGTTGTGTTGCATAATAATTGACGGATACAGAGAAGTAGCATCAACAGAGATAACCCACTTATATTTACCCGGTACTGGTTCTTGGACATATCCACCCTTTATACCACGGCTAGGCTTGTCAGACTTAGGGGGAATCATAATGTTACTTTCTAATAAATGATTATATAACAAACAATCCCAAGTTCGGGTAGAAGAATAAACATCAGCAAAATTACATTTGCAGTCATAAGTCATGGTTGCAATCAATTCAATGAGTTTCATTTTATCATCAAGTTCATCGACCAACTTGGCATCAATGATATTATAATCAATAAAACGATTCCAATCTTTATCGTAAAACTCTTTGAAGGTATCATATTCAGTTTCAAGTTTTTTCTTACCGAGTTCCAACTCAGCAATATGATCTAACTTATATGACTCTGGTTGATTGTATGTAAACTTGCGATACAAATCTATATAATCTAAAGAAGCGACACCCTTGATATCATAGGTTGTCATTTCTTGATTGTTAATGGTAACCGATCTTCGTCTAGTCATATTAAAAGGACTCAAACCATTCTTCGATTCATTACCAAACAATCGATCAATTCTAGATACCAAATATGGTATATCAAACAACTGACTATTCCAACCAGTAATAATATCTGGATAATCATTTGCCCACCATGTCATGAATTTGTTTAGCAGGTCTTCTTCGTCATCACAATAAACATACTCAACATCTAATCCCTCTATCTCATCAGAAACAGGAGACCATTCACCAGCACCAAAAGTTGTAATCTTTTTTGTTATGTTATTGACACTGGAAATAAGTAGAACTTCTTCAACAGGATTATCTACAGAAGGAAAGCCATGCTCGGCAGTAGTCTCGATATCAATCGCTTGAATGTTTAATTTTGTGAGATCAAAATCAATCGCTTCTGGATATTTTTCTGAGATATATTGATAGGTCAAATCTTGTTGACCATAGATAGGATAATTTTCTATCTTTGCATACTTATCAATAAATTCTTTACAAGCAGAATTATTGTTAAACTTTATGGCTTTGAGATTTTCACCATAAAGTCCATTAAACTTTGTTTTTTCATCAGTACGAACATATAATGTTGGTGAAAAGGGATGGCGCTCAATAAATCGTTCACCATCCCTGACTCCACGAACTAGTAGGTTGTTACCATACTGCCACGCATAAGAATAAAATTCAGACATCAAAAAGACTCACTCCAGATAATATAAACCATTATAACAAACTATTGTTTGAAAGTCAAGTACTATCCTTCGAATTTTGGTCTTTTTTCCTCTTGGGGTAATCCTGGGTGTTTGAATTTATTTTTCCATTCTGAGGTCAGTTGTTCAGATGGAGCATACAACGCAACCAACTGACTAGGAACAACAGAGACTTGTCCTAATGCCGCTGACGGACAGAAAGGTGAGAAGAAAACATTCATCTTAGTCGGATCTTTTGGATCCGGTTTCAATCCCACAATAGCAGGATTATTTAAGAAATATCTGTTTTTCTCCTTTTCATGTTGCATGACACAAATAACTTCGTGTCCAGATGTGAGAATAATCCCACATATCATAGGTTCTTCTAACCCTTTTTGTTCATCTGTCATAGACAAGTCTCCATTATATTATAGTAAGTACTTACTCGCTTATTGAGTTTCGTTCAGAAGAGTTTTTTCAGTCTTTTTACCACCCAAAGGCGGTACACCATTAACTGATATCTCTTGGACTTTTAACTCTTCAGGTAATTCTCGGCTTAAAGTAATGACCAACATGCCGTCCGAGAATCCAGCATCATCGACCTTGGTGTGTTCAGCAAGTGCAAAAGTTCTTGTAAAATTTCTAGCACTAATGCCTTGATAGTGATAGTCATTTTTATCTTCTCCTCTGTCTTGAACTCCTTGAACAACCAATTTATTGCCTTCAGGAACAAGATGAATATTGAACTCATCTTCCTTAAAACCAGCACAAGCCAATTCTATGGAATAAGTATCTTCATCTTTTCTGATTATGTTATAAGGGGGATAATTTGAAGCGATGTCTTTCACATTGTTTAGATTATCAAAAACTCTATCGAACCCTATAGTGAAGGGTCTGAAAAATGCGTCCATATCAGACGCGGTTAATCTTGTAGTAACCATTTTAGTCTCCTTTATTAAGCAAGATTATTAAAAGTGAACCCGAAACATACGGCATTCACACTACTATATATAAGACTTTTGCCCCAAATGTCAAGGGGCAAAAGAATTAATACGACTACAAATTTGCGGCTGTGTTCGGAATACCATCACGATATTGATGATAATAATCCCAACATTGTTTGCGACTATCGAATGTATCTTCAGTTTGACCTTTAAGTGTGGCACGGCAATGCTCGTTTATTTCCACATTTCCAGGTTCAAAGATAGCAATTACAATCAATACTAGACCAGCAATCAGGATATCCATTAGAT